ACTCGGCGGGTACGACAACGACGCCCTCGCCGAACTCCTCTCCTACATGGATGGGGACTACGAGGGCACCGGCTACAGCGACCACGACGTCATGGCGCTGATCACCCCGCCCGACCTCGACGACCTCGCCGGCGACGACGATGACGGGGCGGACGAGGAGCCGGCGGAGAAGCCGACCCTCGCCGACCGGTTCCTCATCCCGCCGTTCGACGTCCTCGACGCCCGCCAGGGCTGGTGGCGCACCCGCAAGAAGCAGTGGCTCGGCCTGGGCATGCGCTCCGAGGTCGGCCGCGACGGGAACCTCGTCTTCCAGGGCTGGGCCCGCGCCGATCCGGACTACTACCACAAGAAGTCCGCCCTCGAGCAGGCCCTCGGCCGGCCGATGACGGTCGCCGAGTTCGAGGCCGACCACTACCAACCGCCGGACACCGCCGTCGCCTCCGGCACGTCGGTCTTCGACCCGGTGCTGTGTGAGCTGTCGTACCGCTGGTGGTGCCCGCCCGGCGGCCAGATCCTCGACCCGTTCGCCGGCGGATCCGTCCGCGGCATCATCGCCGGCATCCTCGGCCGGCCGTACCACGGCAACGACCTCCGCCCCGAGCAGGTCGAGTCGAACCGCGAGCAGCGCGACGAGTTCACGCAACGGCGCATGCTCGCCGCCGACCCGTCCTGGTCAGTCGGCGACTCCGCCGACTGGGTCAAGACGCTCGAACCGAACAGCGCTGACATGGTGTTCACGTGCCCGCCGTACTACGACCTCGAGGAGTACAGCGACAACCCGCAGGACCTCTCTGCGATGTCGTACGACGCCTTCGACGAGGTGTACGAGCGGATCATCGCCGGCGTCGCGAAGGCGTTGAAGCCGAACCGGTTCGCCGTGTTCGTCACCGGCGACGCCCGCGACAACCGCGGCGCCCTGCATGACCTTCGCGGGTCGACGATCCGCGCGGCCGTGAAGGCCGGTCTCGTCTACGCCTCCGGCGCCGTCCTCGTCACCGCGGTCGGTACGAGCGCCATCATGGCCGGCCGCACGTTCACCGGGACCCGCGGCCTCGCCCGCACGCACCAGGACGTGTTGATCTTCTGCAAGGGCAACCGGTCCGAGGCCGCGAAGGCATGCGGCGACGTCGACGTACACCTGCCCGACGGTGTCGAAGACGCCTTCGCCGAGACCGACGAAGAACTTCCCGAAGCGGCTTGAGAAGCCGCCACGTTCTCCGCAAGCTGTAGCTACACGACAGCGGCTTGAACAGGGAGAACATGATGGGACTTGCTCGCGAACTGACGATGGGGACCCGCCGGCCGCGCCAGAACGGCATCGCCGCGAACCCCGACTACGCCGCGCTGCGCCGCCTCACCCGCGCCGCTAACCCGGACGTCGAGACCATGCGCACCATCCTTGACCGCGTCGGCGCCTCCCCGGCCCGTATGCGTTTCAAGGAGGGCGCCATCTACATCGAGGCGTGCCAGCGCTACCGCGCGCTCACCGGCCAGGACTACGGGCCGGTCCTCGGCACCTACTGACCACCCGACATACCGGCTACGGCCCGCACCCCGGACACCCCGGGGGAGCGGGCCGTAGCCGTTCCCGCCCTCGAGGAGGTGGCCGGCCGTGGCCCACGACGAGCGCGCCGTCCAGGCCCTCACCCTCCGCCTCGCCGGCGTCGACTGGTCCACCATCGCCGAGAAGCTCGGCTATGCCGACGCCGCCGACGCCCTCGACGCCGCCACCGCGGCCGCCGACAGCCAGTACGACGGCCTCCCCATGGACCCGCTCCGGGTCCTCGAGGTGCTGCGCTACGACCGGTTGCAGGCCGCCGTGTGGGGCGCCGCGATGAAGGGCGACCTCAACGCCGTCTCCGCCGTCCTGCAGATCGGTGACCGCCGTACCCGCGCCCTCCGCCTGAACCAGCGGAGCCGGGATTGAGCAGCATGCGCCCGGAGCACGCCGACGGCGACAAGCCGAAGTGTGGGGCGCAGAAACGGCAAGGTGCCGCCGGCGAGACGTGCACGTTCGTCGCCGGCTGGGGCACCGACCACGTCGGATACGGGCACTGCCGCCTCCACGGCGGCAACACCCGCACGCAACGCACCGCGGCCCGCGCGGAGATGGTCGACGCCGAGGCCCGGAAGGTGCTCGCCACCCTCGACGTCGCCCCGGTCGGTGACCCGTTCGCCGCACTGTCCCGCCTCGCCGGCCAGGTACTCGCCTGGCAAGAAGCGATCAGTGACATCGTCAACGGGCTCGGCGACCGCGTCCGCTACGAGGGCGCCGCCGGCTCCGAGCAGCTCCGCGCCGAAATCACGTTGTACGAGCGCGCGATGGACCGCACCGGCCACGTCCTCGGCATGATCGCGAAACTCAACATTGAGGACCGCATGGCCCGCGTCACCGAGCGCCAGGCCGACGCCCTCGTCTCCGCCCTCGAGGCGGCACTCGCCGCGGCCGGCGTCACCGGCGCCGCGGCCCACGACGCCCGCCAGGCCGCCGCCCGGCACCTGCGCGCCGTATAACCCCCGCCGTCCTCGACACCCTCCACACCGCGCTCAAGGTCGCGTAGTACCCCGGGAGGAGGCGACCCGAGGTGTCCAGCGACATGGACGCGCTCGCGATGGCCGCCGACCGCCTGGAAGGGCGCAGCGCGGCCGCCGACCGCCACCCCACACCGCACGACCTCGCCCGCGCCCTCGACCCCAAAATCGTCCGTACGCCGGCGCTCGCTCTCCTCGACCAGAACCTGATGGACGTCGCCGAGGGCCGATGCCGGCGCCTCATCTGGACGATGCCCCCTCAGGAGGGCAAGTCCCAGCGGGTGTCGCGGACGTTCCCCGCGTGGATGCTCGCCCGGGACCCGGACAAGCGCATCGCTATCGCGTCGTACGAGGCGACCACCGCCCGCCGGTGGGGCCGCGCGATCCGTAACGACATCCGCGACAACCGCGAGATCTTCGGACTGTCCATCAGCTCCGACACGGCGTCGGCGGCGGAGTGGCAGATCCAGGACCACGCCGGCGGCGTCTACTCCGTCGGTGTCCAAGGCGCGCTCACCGGCCGTCCCGTCGACGTCCTCATCATCGACGACCCGATCAAGGACCGCGCCCAGGCCGAGAGCCTGGTGTACCGCGACCGGGTGTGGGACTTCTGGACCGACACCGCCCGTACCCGCTTCGGGCCCCAGACCTGCGTGATCGTCGTCCTCACCCGCTGGCACGAGGACGACCTCGCCGGCCGCCTCCTCGCCCAAGACGTCCGCGGCGAGTGGCGGCACGTCAACATTCCCGCGGAGGCCGACCACAAGCCCGAGGAAGGGCAGACCGACCCCCTCGGCCGACAGCCCGGCGAGTTCCTGCACTCGACCCGTGGCCGCAGCACGAAGGACTGGCAGGACACCCGGCACGACGTCGGCTCGAGGACGTGGACGAGCCTCTATCAAGGCCGGCCGGCCCCGCAGTCCGGTGACGTGTGGAAACGCCACTGGTGGCGCCGCTACGGCACGCCGTTGTGGTCGCAGCACCCGGACCACCCGGACGCGTACACGGTCGCCGAGTTCGACCAAATGATCATGTCGTGGGATATGACGTTCAAGGACACCAAGTCGAGCGACTACGTCGTCGGCCAGGTGTGGGCCCGCAAGGGCGCGAACGTCTATCTACTCGACCAGGTCCGCAAGAGGTTGTCGTTCACCGACACCCTCACCGCGTTCCAGGCCATGGTGAAGCGCTGGCCCCAGGCCACCGCGAAGTTGGTCGAGGACAAGGCGAACGGCACGGCCGTGATCTCGACCCTCAAGAGCAAAATCCCGGGAATCATCGCGATTACGCCGACCGAGTCGAAGTACGCCCGCGCCAACGCGGTCGCCCCGATCATCGAGGCCGGTAACGCCGTCCTCCCCGAGAAGACAGTCGGGCTGTTCGACCCCGACGAACTCACCGACGAGGCCGCCGCGTTCCCCAACGCGACCCATGACGACCAGGTCGACGCGACGAGCCAGGCCCTCGCCTACCTCCTCCTCGACCAGTCCGGCGCCCACGCCTGGATCAACCACTTCCGGGCCATGGCCGAGGCCGGCCAGACCGACACCGAGTCGGCCGACGACACCCCGCCGGCCAGCGAGACGTCACCCGACCTCGACCCAATCGAGGCCATGACGGAGGACCCGGCCGTCATCCGTAAACGCATGCGTGACGCCCGCTTCCGGGACCAGCAATAGGAGCCCCGCCGATGGCGTCCCTCACCCCCATCACCATCGAATGCCCGATCTGCCCGGACGAGGTCGAGGTGCCGATCCACCAGAACGGCACCGCCCGCGTCCGCACCGACGACGACGGACCGGCCGCCGGCGTCTTCAACCTCACCATCGACATGCGGCCCTGGCGTGAGCACATCGCCGCCGCCCACACCTCAACTCGGGAGACGTCATGACCGACGCGGAGGCGTCCCACCGAGCCGCCGAAATGTCTTTCGTCATCACCCGCGCCGACGGCACGGTCACCGACCTCGGCCGCGGCGCCTACTGGCACCGCAACCCCCTCCGCCGCCTCGTGTGGCGCCTCTGGGGCCAGCCCCGCTTCAACCGCCGCGCACGCGCGGCTAACCGAGACGCGGCACGGGCCGCCGAGGAGTAGACATGGCCACCACGGTCGCATTCACCAGCAAGGGCCGCGAGATCGTGGCGTCCCGACTGATCGGCACCACCCCGACGCAGGCCGAGCCGAAGAACATCGGGTGGGGGATCGGGGCCGGCACCGCTGCGGCAACGGACGTCGCCCCGTTTCAGGAGGCCACCGAGGCCCGCGTCGTCGGCACCAGTTCCCAGGTGACCACGACGAGCACGGGCGACACCTATCAGGTCGCCGGGACGATCACCTCGGGCAGCTCGCAGACGATCACCGAGACGTTCGTCGGCGACTCGGCGTCCAAGCCCGCAGCAACCACGCTGTCCGGCGCCATCTCCACCACGGGCGCCACGTCGATCAGCGTCACGTCCGCGTCCGGTTTCCCCGGCTCGGGCAACTACAACATCCAGGTGGATTCCGAGGTCATGACTGTGACCGCCGGTCAGGGCACCACCACATGGACCGTGACCCGCGGCGTCAACGGCACCACTGCCGCGACCCACTCCGCCGGCGCGACGGTCACCGGCGGCAACCCGCCCGGCTCGACCGCCGTGACGAACGGGTCGCTCCTCATCCACGCGAGCTTCACGGGCCTTGCCCTCAACTCGGGCGACACCCTCACGGCCACCACGAAGCTCTCGTTCTCCTGACCGACCCCGCCGGCGGGAGGTGACCCGTGACCATCTCCCCCGTCGGCACCCTCCAGCAGAACCGCGGTAGCGGCGTCAGCACCATCACCGTGTCCGGCGCCGTCGTCGGCAACGCCTGGCTACTCATCGTGCGCGTCGCGGACCAGGCAATCGGCGTCACCTCCATCACCGGTGGCGGCCCCGACACCTGGACCCGGATCGCGTCGGTGTCGCAGGCGGTCGTCAACGGCACCATTGAGATCTGGCTCGGCCAGATCACATCGACGACACCGACGACGATCACCGCCACCTTCAACGGTGACATCACCGGTGTGGCCACGGAGCTGTGCGCCGAACAGTTCTCCTCCAACCTCGCAAACAGCGTGTGGACCGGGGACGGCACGGGCGGCAGTACATCCGGCTCCGCCACCACGGCACTCACCTGGTCCACGCTCACCCCGAGCGCGGGCAAAGAGTTGTACATCGGGTACGCGTACGTCAGTAACACCGTCGTGGCCGGCTCCACGAGCGGGTTCACGTACACCGTCACCGCCGCCGGCAACGGCGTGATCTGGAACGCCGGCGTCACCGGGACGGTCACACCGACCGCCACGCAGAACACGGCCGGCAACGTCGCCACCCTCGCCGTCCTCGTCCGCGCCGCCGGCACCGTCAACCTCGCCGGCACGGCCGCCTCGTCGACCGCGCTGGGCAGACGGCCCGGACCGATCTGGGCGGCGACCGGAACCAGCAGCGCGAGCATCACCCGGGCCGCAGCCCTTGCCCGCAGCACAACCGTGGCGGCGTCGGCGACAGTCGGCCGGGCCATCACCCGCCGTCTCGCCGCGACGGCGACGGCCGCGCGGAGCGTCACGGCCGCCACCGTGCGGGCGCTCCTCTTCGTGGCGGCCGCCGTCGGCATCAGCACCACGGGCCGCGCAGTCGGCCGCACGCTCCCCGCGACGGCCACCGGTACCGGGACGCTACGCCGCGGCGCCGGCCCAACCTTCCTCGCGGGCGCCGCCGGCATCACCAGCATGGGGCGCGCCATAGCGGCCGCCCTCCCCACCGCCCGGACCGCCGGCGCAGCACTCGCCCGCGGGCTGCAACTCGCCCACACCCGGCCCCTGCACGCAACCCCGCTCCTCGGCTACGTCCCCGGCCTCAACTTCACGGCCACCAGCTTCGGGTCCGCGGTGACCCGCCGCGGCGTAGGCCGGTCCCTGACCGTGTCCACCGCCGTCGCCGGCACCCTGCGGCGCGCGGCCGGCACGGTGGCCACCGCCACCGCCACCGCCGCCGCCACGATCCGCCGGGCCGCGGCCCGCGCGTACGGCACCGCCGCCAACTCCACGACTTCGGCCGGCGTACGGGCGACGATCGCCCGCACCTACACGACGACGGCGACCGCCGCCGCCACGACGGCCCGAGCGATCGTCCAGTACCTCGCCACGGCGAGCACCGTCACCGCGAGCCTCGCCACCGGCACGGCGCGACACGTCACCCTGGCCGTCGCGGCCGCCGCCGGCGCCGCGGTGACTGTCGGACGGGCCTTGTTCGCCGTACTCGCGGCCACCGTCGCCACGGCCGGCAGCATTCGCCGAACCCTGACCCAAACCCACACCACCGGGACGGCCACCAGCACCCGCACCCTGACCCGCGCGGTAGGCACCAGCCTTCCGGCGACCTCGGGGGCCGCTGGATCGTTCCGTAAGGGCCTAACGCGCCCCCAGACGGCCACGGTTACGGGAACGGGTGTTCTGGCCCGGCAGACGGCACTACAGATCGTTTTGGCCGGCACAGCGACCGTCACCCGGGCGCTCACCTGGACCCGAACCACCTTCATCACTCTGACGGCCACGGTGGCCGGCGCTGTCGCCCTCGGGCGCGGCGCACGCACCACGCTGCCGGCCGCCGGCACCGGCACGGCCGGCATCAACCGCCGCGCCGGCGTGACCACCGCGGCGGCCGCGGCCGTCGACGGCGACATGGTCCGCTGGTTCGCCGTCACCGTGTCGGGCATCGCGGCCGGCGCCGGCATCATCCGCCGCGCGCTCGTCCGCCCGCTCACCGCCACCGTGTCCGCGCACCCGGCGATCCGCTCCGCGGTTGACCGCGGACTCGAGGCCGTCGCATCGCCGACAGTGTCGATGCTGCGGGCGGCCGCGCTGCGCTACACGGCGACCGCCACCACGACCGGGGCCCTCGTCCGCGGGACGGCGCTGAACGCCCGCGCGAACGCCCTCACCGTCGCACTGGTCCGCCGGAACGTCGGCCGGTCCGCCACCGTCACCGCCCACGGCACGGCATCCACGAGCATCGCCCGCGTCTTCGCGCTCCTCCTCGCGGCGGCCGCCGTCCACGCGGCGACGTCGACCGTGCAACTCACCCGTTTACTCCGCGACCTCACCCTCGCGGCCACCGGGGTCGTCACCCGCTGGACGGCCGGCGAGCCCGGCGCCACATGGCGGGCCTGGATCACCGGCAGCCGCTGGAACACCGACGAATAGGGGAGGCCCGGGTGCAGAGCGTCGACCGCGACTCCCGCCAATACGTGCAGGCCCACGTGCAAGTCACCGTCGCCGGCCAACCCTTCAACCCGACCGCCGACCTCGTCGACTTCGCGTTCACGACCGTCGGCGGCCGGCCCGTCACCTGGTACCCGGGCGGCTGGGACGGCATCGAGCCGATACCCGGCAGCAACGCGTACCGGGCGCAAGTCCTCGTCGGCCCCGGCGGCAGCGGCCCCGTCCTCACACCGGGCCGGTACGCCGTGTGGCTGCGCATCACCGACAACCCCGAGCAACCCGTCCTCCCGGTCGGGCAACTCGCCGTCACCTGACCGGAGGAGACCGCAGTGGCCACCCCAACACCCCTGCCCGCGGGGCCCGTCTGCGTGGCATGCGGCGGCGATGCGGTCGTGAACTGGCAGCGCCGTCCCACCGCGGCCGAGGTCGCCGACGTCATCAATACCGAGGTGGACCGCCGCACGGAGTTGCTGATCCTCGCCGACCCGCAGCTCCCGCGCCCCCAGTTCGGGCCGCTACCGACCGGCGACAGCATGACCCGCGCCGTGTACGCGTGCGCCGAGCACGCCATCAGCCTCGACGGCGCCGCCCACGTTCACCAGAGCGTGTGTACGGCCCCGAACCCGGCCGACCTGCCCGGCTGCAACTGCACCCCCGACATGCCCGAACCGGCGGACGAACCCGCCCCGCGCGTGCAACTGCCCGACCACTGGATCACCGGCGACTGACGGCCACGCGCAGATAGGAGGCACGCCCACGATGAGCCTCCGAGACCGGTTCGTTAAGGCGTTCGGTAACCGGGCCCCGGCCGAGATGACGGCGGCCGCGGCAGCCGCCGGAATGACCACAGCCAACCCGTTCGGCCCGGGCGCGCCGATCGCCCCGTACGACGGGTACAGCCGCACCCCCCGCACCCACGACTTCGCCACCGGCTACAACATCTCGGCCCGGCCGAAGACCAACGAGCGCGTCTCCTTCGACTCGCTCCGCGGCCTCGTCGAGTCGTACGACGTCGCCCAGATGTGCATCTGGCACCGCATCGACTCCATCCGCTCCCTCGACTGGTCCCTCGTCCCCGCCCGCGGGTTCCGCGGCGAGGCCGACGAACTCATCGACATCGGCATGGCGGTGCTCGCCAAGCCTGACCGGCAGACCCCGTTCGCGTCGTGGCTCGCGAAGTGGCTGTACGACCTGCTCGCGTACGACGCCGGCGCCCTCTACCGGCTCCGCAACCGCGGCGGCCGCGCGATCGGCCTCCGCGTCGTCGACGGGACGACAATCGCGCCGCTGCTCGACTACTGGGGCAACAGCCCCGAGGCGCCGGCCGAGGCGTACGTCCAGTACGCGAACGGTCTCCCGTGGAACTGGCTCACCCGCAACGACCTCGTTTACGAGCCGTTCCGGCCCCGGTCGAACAGCCCCTACGGTCAGGCCCCGCTCGAGACGATCCTCCTCAACGCCAACACGGACTTGCGCTTTCAGGCGTATTTCTTGCAAAGGTTCACCGAGGGCAACATTCCGCAGGCGTTCGCGTCGGCGCCGGAGTCGTGGACCCCGCAGCAGATCGAGGAGTTCCAAGGCTATTGGGACGCCTTCCTCCGCGGCGATCAGGCCGTCAAGCATCAGATCAAGTGGATGCCCGGCGGCGGCAAGATCGAGTGGTCGAACGAGAAGGCATTCGACGACTCGTTCTCCCTCTTCCTCATGCGGAAGACGTGCGCCGCGTACCACATCGTCCCCTCTGACCTGGGCTTCACCGAGTCGGTGAACAAGTCCTCGGGTGAGACCCAAGCGGACGTCCAGCACCGCGTCGGTGACCTCCCCCTCGTCGCGTACATCCAGGACGTCATCACCGGCTTCCTCCAGCACGACCTCGGACTCCCGCTCGAGTTCGCGTTCGACACCGGGCAGGAGAAGGAGGACCGGCTGTCGGCCGCCCAGGCGTGGGGTATCTACATCGACAAGGGCATGGCGAGCCCCGACGAGGGCCGCGAGGAACTCCTCGGTCTCCCCGGCGACCCGCGCCGGCCCACGCCCCGCTTCTACAACAACACGACCGCCGGCCCCATCCCGCTCCTCGCCATCGAGGGCATCGGCGGCAGCATCGACCCGGAGACGTACGGGCCGGCCGACGACCAACCGCTCCCCGAGCAGCCGTTCGTGTCGGCCCCCGGCACCATCCCGGACGCCGCCGCCACCGAGCCAGCCGCCGACGCCCCCCAGGAACTGCACAAGGCCGTCGCCCAGCACATGGCGCCGGCCGTCGACGTCACGAAGGAAATGGGCGCGTTCCGCTCGTTCCGCAAGGCCCGCCGGCGCTCCGGCGCATGGCGCGACTTCGAGTTCCGGCACGTCGACCCGGTCGCCGCGCACCGTCTCAACCAGGCCGGCCGCGCGCAGATACGGAAGGACTCCGGCGAGATCGCATGCGCCGGCCTCGCCGTCCGGGCCGCCGACACCGGCCGCGTCCTCATGCTCCAGCGAGCCTTGGACCCGGACGACCCGGCCGGCGGCACGTGGGAGTTCCCCGGCGGCCACCTCGAGGGCGACGAGCGCCCCGTGGCCGGCGCCGTCCGTGAGTGGTGCGAGGAAACCCGCTTCGTCCTCCCCTTCGACCCCGACGGCATCGCCGAGTTGGCGTTCGCCGACCCGTCATGGGTGTCGGGCATCTACGCCGGATTCATCTACACCGTCGGCTCGGAGAGCGTCCTCGACCTCGCCCGACGCGACCAGGTGAACAACCCGGACGACCCCGACGGCGATCAGGTCGAGGCCGTCGCATGGTGGGACCCCGAGCAGCTACGCGGTAACCCCGTCGTCCGCCCCGAACTCCGCGGCGACCTCGACGTCGTCCTCGAGGCCCTCGGCGCGCCGATCGCCGACGACGACGGCGTATGCCCGTGCGGCATGCCCGTGCAGTTCGACGAACTCGACGGCTGGATGCACACCGACGGATCCCACGGCCACACCGACGGCGAGTCGGTCGCCGAGAAGATGGGCCGGCTCATCAAGGCGGTCCGCGGCCCAAAAGGCGCTGGCGCTGACGAGGGCGCGGGCGCGGGCCGGTGGCTCGGATGGCGAATGGACCTCAAGGCCATCCGCCACTGGGCGCCCCGACTCGCCGCCGCCTTCCGCAGCGCCGTCAACCCCCGCCGCCTCGCTGAATCATGGCTCGCCTTCAACCCCCGCTCCACCGCGGGACGTAAGGCCGACCGCATCCGCGACCTCGACAAGCAGGCACAGCGCTGGTTGAAGCGGAACGCCCCGGACCTCGAGGCCGCCATCACGGAAACCCTCGGCGGCGTCTACACCGACGGCTACATCATCGGCGTCCTCGCCGCCGAGGACGCCGCCGGCATCAGCGCGGCCGCGGCCGCCGGCATCACCTGGGACACATGGGAGCCCGGCGACGCGAACGCCGCCCGCCTCCTCCTCGGTAACGCCGGCGACGGCTCCGGCCTCGAAGCCCTCCTCAACGAGAGCGGGGTAACGATCCGGTCCATCGCCGCGACCCGCCTCAAGACCCTCGGCCGTGTCCTCGCCGAAGGCGCCGAGCGGGGCGACAGCCCCACGACGATCGGCAAGGCGATCGAGGCGCTGCTCACCGACCCCACCCGCGCCGAGATGATCGCCACGACGGAACTGACCCGGGCCGTGTCCCGAGCCAGCCTCAACACCTACCTGGCGAACGGCATCGAGCGCATCGAGTGGGACTCCGCCGGTGACGGCCGCGTCTGCCCGATCTGCCAGACCAACCAAGACGCCGGCTCACGCGCCCCCGGAGACACCTTCCCCTCCGGCCAGACCTCACCGCCCGGACACCCCTGGTGCCGCTGCGCCCTCGTACCCGTGACCGGAGGAGCCTGATGCCCGACGAACAGCGCTACGTCCTCGGCATCGCCTACCAAGCCGGCCCGGACCCCATGATCAAGCGGGGTGCGGACGGCGGCCGCGATTTTTTCTCCGCCGTGGAGCTGGAGAAGGCGGCGTGGGGCTACCTCCCCAACGGTGCCGAGGTGGGCCTCTACCACGCCGACGGCACGACCGGAGCGGCCACGGTCGTCGAGTCGTACATCTACCGCGGCCCGGACTGGGACCTCGGCGACGTCGTCGTGAAGGCCGGCGACTGGCTGGTCGGGGCGATCCTCGACGAGCACGCCTGGCAACTCTACAAATCCGGGCGCGTCACCGGCTGGTCCCCGCAGGGTTCGGCGCGCCGCATCTCCCCCCGGAGTAGCTGATGCCCCACACCCCTGACGACGAGTTCACCGAACTGGTGGACGCAACCATTCCCCGCGTCGACCTGGTCGACAAGGCCGCGAACGGGACCTCCTTCCTCATCGCGAAGGGGGCCGACGGCAGCCCCGCCGGCCTCATCACCCCGGACATCGTTCGCGGCCTCATCGGCAAGACCGCCGACACCGAACCCGAGCCGGCCGCCGACCCCAGCATCGTGAAGGAAGCGGCCATGGCCACCCCCGAAGACCTCGACCCGACCGTCGTACTCGCCGACCCGGACGAGAAGGTTGGCGGCAACGCGAACACGCCCGGCTCTCCGGCATGGGAGGCCGTCGACGCGGCCACCGCCCGGAAATGGACCTCGATCCTCTCCCGCGCCAAGACGGCGCTCCTCGTCATGGAGGACCGCGAGCTCCTCGAGTCCGCGGCCGGCGACGTCGGCGCCTACGACTCCGCCCTCGACCTCGACAACGCGGCATGCGCCATCGACTACGCGATCAGCGTTCTCGCACCGTTCGCCGTCGACGAGCAGGCCGAGGTCGACGCCGCGGACCTGGAAATGGTCGGGAAGGCCCTCGCCGGCTACGACCCGGCCGACCTCGACGTCATCGAATCGCTGACCCAGGTGGCGAAGGCCGGCCGGTCCCTGTCCGCCGCGAACGAGCGCGCGATCCGGGACGCCGTCGAGTCCCTCACCAAGGTGCTCGCGTCCCTGCCGGCCGCCCCCGAAACCCCGGAGACCGGCAGCCCGGTCACGAAGAAGGAGACCGACATGCCGGAGACCGGCAACGCACCCGAGACCGTCGACGCCCCGGCCGTGGACCCGATCGGCAAGGCCGACGACGAGGGCAAGCCGGCCGCGGTCGCCGTCTACGACGCCAAGGGCAAGCTGGTGGGCATCGTCGCCCCCACCGACATCACCCCCATCTCCGGGGCCGACGCCGTCGACGAGGAGCCCGAAGCGGCCCCCGAGGCGCCCGCGCCGGCCGCCGCCGACCTCGAGCCGGCCCCGGCCGCCGCCGTCGGCGTCCCCGCCGAAGAGGTCGCCAAGACCACCGACGCCGCCGCGACCGGCGCCGTCACCAACACCGACTCGGACATTCTCAAGAGCAGCGACTTCCGTGACGTGGTCAAGGGACTGCTCGACGAGCACAGCGCCGGCCAGAAGGACGTCATCACCAAGCAGGGTGAGGC